GGTCTGCTCATCGCAGGCACCGGCATCGGCGCGTCAAGCAACGCGATCGACACAGTCGGCGCCGACGGCTCAACCGCCGTCACGACCGTCAACCAGACCGCGTCCGCGACAGTCACCAACGTCGCACTAAGCGGCGGCGGGCAACTCGCTATCGCCGGTTCGCCAATCGCCGCCACTTTCGCCGCGCAGATCGCCAGCGTCGAAAGTGCTCGGATGGAAAAAAGGTTCGCAGATCTCGTCAAGGGATTGAGCCTGTTCGGCGCGAAGGTGACACGTCCAGCCGGGCTGACCGTCGCATCCGTCAAGGTTGCGTAACTAGCTAAATAGATCACTCGAAGATGGAGGTTAGGGCATGACCGCACTAGCGGCAGATACAGACGTGGAAGCTGTCATAGGCCGTGCCCTAACCTCCGCCGAGGATCTGAAAGTCGGCGCGATACTAGACAAAGCGTCGGCGCTATTCCGTGACGTGTCCGGCCAAGAGTTCACCGCCGGAACCGCCACCGTCCGGCTCAAGTCCGAGGGCGGGCGCATATGGCTACCGCAGCACCTGGTCACCAGCGTTACCGCCGTTGTCGATGATGACGCCGTCGCGCTGACGTACACCACGTCGGGTAACTGGGTACTAGTCGCCGGGTTCCGTAGCCACGAGTTCGCAACGATCAGCTACGGGTTCGGTGGCACAGTGCCCGATCTCGTCAGACTGACAGTCGCCGAGATCGCAATGAAAGTGCTCCAGGTCGATGCCAACGCCGCGGCCGGTGTCACTCAGCATTCGGAAACCATCGGGTCAATGTCGGAATCGAACAGCTACGCGACGTGGGCGCTAGGCGCGCAAACGTCGATGTCGCCTGAAGACAAGGCCGTAGCGCGCTCGTACCGATTCCGCCCGCCGCGCCACCACGTGCTGATCCGGTGACGATGCCAACCGTGGACGTGACCCGGCTACGCGCGGGCACGATCAACGACCACGGCGACACCATCCCCGACTGGGACAACGTCACAGAAGTCACCATCGCCGACGCCACCCTGCAACCGCTCACAGGTGACGAACTACTCGAGCACCGCGACGCAGCAAAAACAATGCTGAAGATATGGGTACCCGCGTGGACGGGGATACGCGACACCGACCGTATTCGCGTCGATGCCGTCAACACAGTCCTAAGCACACCGCTACCGCTCGACGATCCCGACCTGCCGCTATCCACCGTCGGCGACATCTACGACGTGTCAGACGTGCAGATCTGGACCGGGCTAAGCCTGTCGCACATATCCGCGATCCTGACCAACTGGGAAGGCTAGCCGAATGCTGAAACTGAAACTGAACACCAAAACAGTCGGCGACCTTCTGCGCGGCCAAGAGATGCAATCGGACCTAAAAAGGCGCGCGTCAGCGATCGCATCAGCCGCCGGGGACGGGTTCGAATCCGAGACTGACGTGGGACCGAACCGCGCGCACGCATCCGTGTGGACCGCCACCCGCGAAGCCGTACTAGCTGAAGCCAACGACCGCGCACTGACCCGCGCACTGGACGCCGGAAGATGACCGAGCGGATCGTCTTCGGCGACATCGAACAACTAGTAATCGACCACCTCGACACCGAACTACCCGCCGCCGGATACGCCAGCCTCCCGGTATCCACCCGCGTACCACGCAGTGGTGCCACGTTCATCCGCGTCATGCGCTCAGGCGGCGCCGCCCGAGACCTTGTGACCGACCAACCGACCGTCATCGTCGAAGCGTGGGCACCAACAGAAACGGCCGCGCACACACTGGCACAGACCGCCAGATCCATCCTGCACGCCTGCCAAACATCCGGCGACATTGCCGGAACCGCGTGCTACTCGGTCGGCGAGTTCGCCGGGCCGTCAAATCTTCCTGACCCGTCATCTAAGCGGATCAGGTACACCGCAACGTACTCAATCGCGGTGCGCGGCGCCGCCGCATAATCCCAACAAAACAGACCTCCGCAACGCCTGAAAGGGGCATCAAGAAATGGCTGTAGATTCAGCAAATGTGCTCGTTGGTGCGCCGGACCAGGCGACCACCGGAGCGATCCTTAGCGCCGTCATCGGCACCGCGCTACCCACTACTGCACTGACGGCGCTCGCCGGTGCATTCGCCGACTCCGGGTACGTATCCGAAGACGGCCTGACCCTCACGCCAGAGTTGTCTCACGAGTCCATCATGGACTGGTCAGGCGCCGTGGTCCGATCCGCGCTAGACAGCTTCGTCGGCACCCTCGCATGGTCACATCTCGAGGTATCCGAGGATGCGCTGAAGACGTGGGCCGGTGAGGATAACGTCACAGTTACCGCCGCCACCGGATCAACCGGCACCCAGTACGCCGTATCGCTCGGCGCTAACGCGATGCCGCGCAAGTCATGGGCATTCAAGATCAAGGACGGCGCCAAGCGCGTTCTCATTGTCGTGCCCGATGGGCAGATCACCGAAATGGGTGAGATCAGCTTCAAGCGTTCCGAAGCGATCACCCTGTCGGTAACACTGACCACCTACCCGGATTCCAGCGGGAACAACATCTACGTCTACACAGACAACGGCGTCTTCACCGGCTCCGCACTGCCGTCGATCACGTCGGTTCTGCCGACAGGTCAAGGCGAAGACGACCTTGTCACCATCAAGGGCGTCCGGTTCACCGGAACCACCGCCGTCTCGTTCGACGCTATCGCCGCAACGGACTTCGTTGTCATCGACGATCAGACCGTCGTGGCAACACTGCCCGCGGATACCGCCGGGGCCGTGGACGTCATCGTCACGAACGCTGCGGGCGCTTCAGCCGCGGTCAGCTACACGCGCACCTAAGCCAGTAGGGGCAGCGCGCGCACTGCGGAGGGCGCGCGCTGCCCTTACTGCCACACCCAAGACACGCCCTCCGCGCAATCGAAAGGTCTCCGACAATGGGCGAGAAGTTCACGACAGAAGTAGACGGCGTGGCGATCACATTGCCAAGCCTTAACCAGCTACCGATGAAGGCCGCGCGACTGACCCGCAAGCTCGACGACGGCGCGGACAAAATGTTCACGATCCTCGAAATGATGCTCCAAAAGGATCAACCCGCCGCGCTGGACGCGCTCGACGAACTAACCACGGATGAGTTCACAGTCTTCATCGAATCCTGGCAGGAGTTCAGTGGCATCGACGTGGGGGAATCCACGGCCTCCTAGATCTCTTAGATGAGCATCAGGAGGCGATTGAATACGACCTGATCGTGCTGGGGCTTCGGTTCGCCGACGTTCCCAAGCGGCTGGACTGGCGCGCGCTGTGGGTCATCTGCTCACAGTCGCCGCCGGGTTCCGCGCTAGCCCGATCCGTTCGTGGCCCCGCCGCGCAGTGGGGCGTCAACGAACGGCTACTAGCCGGAATCCTGCACGCGCTGCACATGGCGAACTGGCAGCGCGGCGGCGGTAAAGGCACCAAGCCGAAACCGATCACGCCACCGGATGAGAAAGCGCCGGGCACGCAATCGTTCGGCTCCGAACCAATCAAGATCCGAGACTTCAATGAATGGTGGGATGCACAGTGAGCGTTGAGCTAGCAACCGCCTACGTCTCCGTTGTCCCATCGGCTAAAGGGTTCCAAGGCGCACTAGCCAAAGAGCTCGGCGCACCCGTCACGGCGGTCGGAACCAAAGCCGGAACGGATCTATCCAACAGCTTCAGCCAGTCGGTAGGTAAGACCGGCGCGAAGCTGACCAAGACACTAACCCCGGCCGCCGCCGCAGTCGGTGCCGTATCCGCAAAAATCGCCTCGAGTTGGAACAGCGGCACGGATGCCATCGTCGCCGCGACCGGCGCATCAGGTGACGCACTCGACTCAATGACTGAGTCAATGAAGACCGTGGGCGGGCAAGTCCCGCAAAACCTCGGCGAAGTCGGCGAAGCCATCGGCGAAGTCAACACCCGGCTGGGGCTCTCGGGCGCACCGCTCGAGGATATGACTAAGAAGATGCTGGACCTGGCGCGGATCTCCGGCGGCGACGTCACGTCAACCATCGCCGCAACAACCCGCGTATTCGGCGACTGGGGCGTTGCAACCGAAGACCAGTCAGGCGTACTAGACAAGCTTTACGCCACCACCCAATCGTCAGGCATCGGGCTCGAGAAGCTATCCGGGCTCGTTGTCCAGTTCGGCGCACCACTGCGTCAAATGGGCTTCAGCATGGAAGAATCCATCGCCCTGTTCGGCAAGTGGGAGAAAGAAGGCGTCAACACCGAAACCGCCATGAGCGGTATGCGCCAGGCACTCGGCAAACTAGCCAAGTCAGGCGAAGACCCCAAGAAGGCATTCGCCGACGTATCCGAAGCCATCAAGGGCGCGGGGTCCGTCGCCGAAGCTAACCAGTTGTCAATGGAGCTATTCGGGTCACGGGCCGGGCCGGACATGGCCGCGGCGATCCGTGAGGGCCGATTCGAAATAGACGATCTAGTCCAAGGGTTTGGAAGCTCCGAAGGCGCGCTAGACGACGCGGCCGCCCGCACACTGCACCTATCCGACCGTTTCAAGATGATGGCGAACACGGTTACGGGCGTAGTCGGACCATACGCCGAAATGGGTATGGGCCTAGGCGGTGTCGCCGCCGGAATCGGACCCGTCATGCAGGGGCTCGGCGCAATGGGTCCGATGCTCGGCAAAGTCGCCGCCGGAATGAAACTGAGTGTGCTGTGGTCCGGCATCCTGAAGGCCGCCACCGCAGTCGGTACGGCAATCCAATGGCTATTCAATGCCGCGCTCACGGCCAACCCTGTCGGCATCGTTGTTGTTGCTATCGCCGCGCTCGTCGCTGGGCTCGTCTGGTTCTTCACCCAGACCGAGGCGGGCAGGAAGATCATCAAAGTCGTATGGGGCGCAATCAAGAACGCTATCGGCGGTGTCGTGTCATGGTTCCAAGACACAGCCATGCCGATCATCTCCAAAGTATTCTCGGTGATCGCCGCCGCCGTGCGGTTCGTATGGAAAATCTACTCCGCCTACTGGTCGCTCATCTTCCGCGCCATCAAATCCGTCATCGACTGGATCGTCGTGAACGTCTGGCCGAAGATCAAGGCCGTATTCTCGGCGATAGTCACCGCCGCAAAATGGGTATTCAAGGCTTACAAAACGTATTTCGCGCTCATCTTCCGCGCCATCAAATCCGTCATCGACTGGATCGTCG